ATCGGCGAAGTCTGGCGAGGGTGCTGGAAGCCGCCCGACCGTCGCCCGCCCTGGGCGTGGGCCGAAGAGCATGTCCACGCGATCCCCTACTCGCCGGTGCCGGGACGGTTCCGGGCCGACAACTCTCCCTGGCTGAAGGAACCGCTCGAAGCCCTCGTCGATCCCCGCGTCCGGGTCGTTTCGGTGATTGCTTCCATCCAATCGAGCAAGACCACCATCGGTGAACTCGGTCTCTGCTACATCATCGCCAACCTGCCCGGCCCGACGCTCTGGCTTGACCAGACCGACGACGACGCCCGCGACCAGGCCGAGAGCCGCATCGGCCAGCTCTTCGAGGATTGCCCGGCAGTAAAGGCGCTCTTCCCGAACAACCGCCACCGGATGAAGACGGCGACCAAGCACTTCTCCAACGGCATGACGCTCTGGGTGCTCGGTGCCCACAACAAGACCAACCTCCAGCGCCGTTCGATCCGCTGGCTCATTGGGGACGAGACCTGGCGTTGGCCGATCGGGCACATGGCCGAAGCCGAGGCGCGCGTGACCGCCTTCGGCTGGCTTGGGAAATGTTTGTTCCTCAGTCAGGGCGGCGAGGAACACGACGACACCCACCGCAAGTTCGAGACGACCGATCAGCGCGAGTGGACTTTTCAATGTCCCGAGTGCGAACTGCGCCAGCCCTGGAAATGGGAAAACGTTGAGTGGAGCAAGGACGCCCGCGACGAGTCTGGCGAATGGGATTTCGCCCAGATTCGCGCCACCGCCTCGCTCCGATGTGAAGGCTGCGGCCATCAGTTCGAAGACAGCGACCGGACCCGCCGACGACTCAACACCACGGGCCGCTACGTCGTCCAGAACCCGAACGCCTCGTCCGAAAACGTCGGGTTTCACTGGAACGCTCTCTGCGCGATGAGCTGGGGACGGCTCGCCGAACTCTACCTTCGCGCCAAGCAGGCCGCACGCATGGGCGACCTGGAGCCGCTCAAGATCTTCTACCAGAAACGCCTCGCCCTTCCCTGGCGGGACTTCGTGGACGACTTCCGTCTGGAGATCGAACCAAGCGGCTATCGCCTGGGGGAATCCTGGGAAAGCGAAGCCGCCCTCGATGCGAAGGGGCGAATCCTCGAGGCACCCTTTGCCCCCGAGGAGGCGGCGGCTCCAATGCGCATCCTAACGGTGGACTGCCAGATGGACCACCTCTTCGCCGTGGCGCGCGGCTGGGCGGCGGACGGATCCTCGCGGCTGCTCTGGAATGAACGCCTCCTCACCTGGGATGACGTGGACGAGCTCCAGGAGCGCTTCGGCATCCATTCGAACCTCGTCTTCGTCGACGCCGGCCACGCCACCTACGACGTGTATCGCGAGTGCGCCAAGCGAGGCTGGACCGCGCTGATGGGCGACCGCCGACCCACCTTCCTCCACCGGCTGCGGGACGGTCGCAAGGTCCACCGCTTCTACTCGCCGCGCCGAAAGGTCGTCCTCAACCGCACCCAGGGCTGTTCGGTCTTCTACTGGTCCAACCTCAACATCAAGGACATGCTCGCCCGCCTGCGGCGCAACCAGGACCCGGAGCACGGACCAACCTGGGAAATCCCCGAGGACGCCAGCGAGGACTACCTGAAGCAGTTGGAAAGCGAGCGGCGCGTGAAGAAGGGCGGCAAGTGGCTCTGGCTTCAAATCGGCGACCGCCCCAACCACTACCTCGACTGCGAGGCGATGCAGGTCTGCGCGGCGATGATGGTCAAGCTGGTGGGACGCGAGGCGGGCGGCGGTGAGGCGGCTGAGGGCGGGGAAGACAGCGCAGGCGATTGACACGCGGATCGGGAGCGAACCCGCCCGACCCGATGCCCCGACCCGATCACCTGCGACACCACCAAGCCGCCGCAAAAGTCGCCAGGGGACCGGGCGGGCACAACCCACCCGCCACATGAATCCCAAGCAATTCCTCCAGGGGAAACTCACCTATCTCGGCATCCTTCTCACCGCCCTCGGCGCACTCGGTCACCTCTTCGGGTTCACCGTCCCGACCGAAGAAGTCAGAGGCATCATCGGCTGGTTCCAGACCAACTGGAACACCCTGATGGAGCTGGTCGGCCTGGTCCTGGCCGCCTATGGCCGCCTCCGCATCAACTGGAGAAAGGAGGTCGCCTGATGAACGTCAGCCCCGAAACCCTTGCCGCCCAGATCGTGCGGGAAGCGAGCCGCTTCGTCGGCCTCCGCGAAGTCCGGAAGAACTCCGACTGGGACAACCCGAAGACTCCCGTGCGGGACTACGCCATCGCCGAGGAACTCCGCAAGCTGATGCGCCCCTCGCCATGGGAAGAGGGATGGGCCTATTGCGCCGCCTATTGCGAGGGCGTGGTGGCCGCGGCCCTGCGTTCCCTGGAATTCCCCGAGGCGAAGATCCAGCGCTGGCACAAGGTCATGACGCCGCACTGCGTCACCAGTGCGGGCAACTTCCGTGCCCGAAAATTCCTCACCGACAAACCTTCGACCGGGGCGGTCTGGCTCGCGCGACACGGCACCAGTTCCAATGGGCACGCGGGAATTGTCAGCGCCGCCTCTGGCAAGTCGATGTCCACGATCGAAGCCAACACCTCGCTCGATCCGACCACTTCGGCCAAGGACCGCGAGGGCGACTGGATCACCACGCGGGTTCGCTCCATCGGCGGGACCGGTAGCCTCAAGACGATGGGCTTCGTCACCCCGCAATCCATCCTCGCTCTCCTCGAAGCCTGAGCCCAATGCACTTCAACCTCACGGGAAAAATCCACGACCTCATCGCCACCCTTACGGCGGGGAGCGTCGTGGCCGTCGCCTTGAGTGATCTCGACGTGGCCCTCAAAATCGTGGTCGGTGCCCTCACGAGCGTGTTCCTGCTGCTCGGCATCGTGATCCGGGCGCGGGAGCTTCGCTCGGGAGGCGGGGGAAAGAAGGGCGAGGGGGAGTGATGCGCCCGCGTTTCAGGCAACCGCATCGAGTTTGATCACGGCGAGCGCGAGATCGTGGGAAGTCTGGAGATTCATCCAGAAGCGGGCCGAAGTGCCGAGGGCTTCACCGAGGAGGATCGCCGTCTCGGCGGTGATGGCACGCTTGCCCCGGACGATCTCGCTGATCCGCATGCGGGGCACGCCCATGCGCTCAGCCAAGGCGGACTGGCTCAGACCCATCGGCTTGAGGAACTCCTCGTCGAGGATTTCGCCAGGAGTAACCAGGGCGGGACCGAGGGGGACACGAAGGGCGGTTGGCGGGGTTTTCATGGTTCAGTGGTAATCGACAATCTCAACGTCTTTCACGCGTCCGTTCTCCCAGCGGAAGCAAACCCGCCACTGGTCATTGACGCGAATACTGTGCTGTCCCTTCCGGCCGCCTCGGAGGGCCTCCAGCCGGTTGGCCGGTGGAACCCGGAGGTCTTCGAGGTTTTCTGCCGCATCGAGCATGGAAAGCTTGCGGAGGGCAACTGTGGCGATCGAGTTGAACCGGCGCGATTTGCCCGTTTCCCAAAGTTGACGGGTGTCCCTGCACCGGAAATCCTCGATCATTCCGCCCCATTGTATCGTCAAGCAATACAATCGGCAAGAGTTCTTTTGCTCCCGCGTTGACAGCCCGCCCCGCACATGGCGCGCGGTCTTTTTGTCATCGGTTTCACGGCTGCCGAGGTTCTCCAGATCCAGGCGAAGGCCAAGGAGATGCTCATCGAGGGAAAGACCCTCATGTCCTGGGGCGAAAGTGGCTCAACGGCCACCAAGCAGTTCGCCATGCCGATCCGCGAGGTCCTGGAGGAATGCGCCCACGCCCTGCCCATTCTTGATCCGGAGACCTTCGGACGCCCGCCGCGCCGGGTGGGATCGACTCGGGTCGGATTCCTCCCGAAATGAACTCCACTCTCCAGCGATTCGCGGTGTCTCTCCTGCCGCCTATCCTCGTGCCGAAGGCCTGGTCCTCGGTCTATGACAACGCGCAGAACTCGCCCCGCCGCGGTCCGGTGCCCGGCAACGCACCGCGCGACGCCCGCAAGGATCTCACTCCTGCGACCCGGCGCGAACTGGTGCGCCGGGGCCGCTACCTCTACAAGAACTCGGGCTTCGTCCGCGAAATGGTTTCCAGCATGGCGATCTACTCGACCGGCGACGGCATCCGTGCCCAGGCGCAGTCGCCGGACTCCGACTGGAACCAGCGCGCCGAGGACTACTTCAAGCGCTGGAGTTCGCGTTGCGAAGTGACCGGGCGTTACAGTTTTGAGGAATGTCAGGGACTGGTTTGCCGGGCGCTCGACATCGACGGCGAATACTTCGTTCTCAAGACCCGGAATCGGCTGGGATTGCCTTCGCTACAGTTGATCGAGACCCATCGCATCGGTGGAGACGACTTCAGCCTGTCCTCCGTGGACGGAGTGACTCTGGACGAATGGGGAGCGCCGCTCTCCTACCGGCTCCTCGAGGACAATGGGCCTCGTGAAATCCCCGCCCACCAGGTGCTTCACGTCTTCGAGCCGGAACATTCCTCCTCGGTTCGCTCCGCCCCGACGATCCAGCACTCCATCAACCATGTCATCGACGAGATGGAACTCATCGCCCTGGAGAAGCACGCGGTGAAGGACAACGCCGACGTGACCCGCATCCTCAAGAACGAGGCGGGCCAGTTGGAGGAAGGCACCGACTTCGAGTTCCGTGACGGTGAATCGGCGGCGGAATCGGATGCCAGCAACCCGACCGACCTGCAACGCATCGTCGGCGGCAAGCTCGTGGCCCTCAAACCGAACGAGTCGCTCGAATCCTTCGAGTCGAAGCGGCCCAGCCCGACTTTCACCGGATTTCTGGAGCACTTGCGGAGAGATTCGGCCCTCGGCGTTCTGCCCTTCGAGTTCACGGCGGATTCATCGAAGATCGGTGGGGCCGGGGTCCGGCTCGTCGTGGCCAAAGCCGACCGGCGCTTCTCCTTCCGCCAGATGATTCTCATCCAGCGCTTCATCCGGCCGGTCTGGTTCTATGTGATCGGGGATGCCATCGCCCGAGGGGAGCTGGAACCGGTGCCGAACTGGTGGCGGATCAGTTGCGTCACTCCGCGCAGGGTGACGGTGGATGCAGGACGCGAGGCCCAGCAGAACCGCGCCGATGTTGAGATGGGACTCAAGACGATCTCGGATCACTACGAGGAACTCGGCGCGGACTTCGGCGAGGAAATCGAACGGCGGGCACGGGATGTGCGGATGATTCTGGACGCAGCCCAGAAGCACAGCGTGCCGGTCGAGCTGCTTTGGAAGCCGGCCGCCGCCGTCACTTCTCTCCAGCCTCAGCAAGAATCAACGCCATCAGGTCGGCTCGAATGAAAAACCGTGCCTCGGTCTGGAGCTTCTCCATTTCTTCGCGAACGGAAAGAATTCGACCCGCCCGTTTCGCGTAAAGCAGTTCTCCGAGAACGCCGACCACTTTCAAACCGCGTTCTCTGGCCAATTCCCGACCGGCCCGGTCGTCGAGCAGAATCTTGTCGGCATTCCTCAATTCCGCCAGAGCAATGGCTTCACACTCGCCCGGATCAGCGCGTTCCAAATACCTAGAAAGATCGATTGATTTCGGAAGAGGCTCCACCAACAGCCACGAAGCGTCGAGGGCGTCGCATATCAGCCTCCGTCCCTCCGGATGGCGGAGCGCCTCCAATTCCTCCTGCACCTTTAAGGGAATCGTGATCGCCTTGTAGCGATCGCGTAAAAGGTGAAGCCGCCCGATGATGGCGAGATTGCTCAGCGGCGAGGTGTTACTCACCACGAGCATCGGCGATATCCTCCATGGCTTCGGTCAGGCCGTAGTCGCGCGAAATCCCTCTTTCCGCCAGCTCGCAGGCAAACGCCTCGCGATCCAACCCGGCCATGGCAGCCGCCCGCCCTAGGGTCAACCATCGCTTCGCATAGTAGCGGGTTGCCAGTTCGATCTGCATATGACGTTCCCGTTCCCCCGGACCAAGCGGCAGGTGGGCCAAGACATCGTCATCGACTTCCAGTGTAATGCTCACAGCGGGCAACGATAGCCTCCCTCGGGCTGCGGCGCAACGGCCGAGTCCCGGACCCGTTGACAGCGCCTCCGGGGCGTGAAAGCCCTCGACGTTCTCCGCAGCCGCCAGCCCTGGCTCATTACGCCGGAGGCACTTGATCATTTCGCCGCCCGGACCTCGGCCTTCGCCACTGGTCAACTCTTTCGCGACGATCCGCCGACTCACCCGCTCCTCGACATTGACGACCGGATCGGTATTGTCCGTCTCCACGGTCCGCTCATCCGCCGTCCCAGCCTCATCGAGAGCTGGCTCTTCGACGCGGTCAGCACCGAGGACGCGATCGCCGCCGTCCGCCAGGCCGCCACCCACGAGAAGATCGACGCGATCCTTCTCGACATCGATTCGCCGGGCGGCACCGCGATGGGCACCACCGAACTGGCCGAGGCTGTCGTTGACGCATCCAAGGAGAAGTTCGTCTACGCCTTCACCGGCGGCCTCATGTGCAGCGCGGCTTACTGGGTCGCTTCGCAATGCGATGCCATCTACGCCTCGCCATCGGCACGTGTCGGCTCCATCGGGGTCATCATTCCCTTCCTCGACACGAGCGAAGCCTTCGAGCGGGCGGGTCTCAAGATGGAGGTCTTTGCCTCCGGCAAGTTCAAGAGCATCGGCACGCCCGGTGTCGCCTTGACCGAGGAACAGCGCGAGCTGCTTCATGCCGAGGTCGCTGAAATCTTCGGCGACTTCCGCGCCGCCGTTCTCGCCCGTGGCCGCAAGATCCCGGACGAGGCCATGGAAGGCCAGACCTTCAGCGCCCGCCAAGCGCAGCGACTGAACCTCTCCGGCATGGCCAAGGACCGCGACGCCGTGCTGGCCCGGCTTCGCCGCCTTCACACCGGCAAAGTTGACACGATGGCCCGGTCGATTCCTCACGCGACCATGAAGACCGTCGAAGACCAGCTTTCCGAAGCGCTCGCCCAGATCAAAACCTTCCAGACAGAGGCAGGCGAGCGGGACTACGAACTCAAGCAGCTTTCCGAGCAGCTCAACGAAGCCAAGGCCGACTTGCTCGCCAAGGAGGCCGAACTGGGCTCGGCACGGCAGACGCATGAAGCCGCCGTCGCCGAACTCCGTCAGCGACTCGAAACGGAACAGGCCGAAAGCCGCGAGCAACTCGCGGGTGCCAAGACCGAGATCGACCAGCTCACCCAGCAGGTCACCGGGTTGACCGAGGCCAATGCCCAACTCGCCGCGCGCGAACAGGATCTCGAAAAGCGGGCCGCTCTTCGCGCCGCACAGATCGCCGCCGAATCCGGCAGCCAAACGCCTGCCCGCGTCACTCCGGCGGCAAACCATCAGCCCGATCCGCTTCCGCAAAGCGCCGCCGAAGTCTGGAACCGCCAGTTCCAACCCACCCGCTGATTTCCTCTCCGTCCCTTCAACCCACCACCCACCATGTCCGTTCCCACTCTACTCGACCTTGCCAAGCTCGATGCCGGCGTCGGCTATCCGATCATCGAGGAATCCGTCAAGAGCGCTCCCGAACTCCGGGTCGTGCCCGCCTCCACGATCCTCGGCACCACGATGGAACTCACCGTGAGAACGGGGCTTCCTTCAATGGCCTTCCGCGATGCCAACCAGGGCGTTCCGCGCAGCAAGTCCCGCTACGAGACCAAGACCTTCCAGACCCACATTCTCGACCACCAGATCGCGGTGGACGAGCAGATCGTGAACGGTGCGAAGGATCGCGGACGGCTCCTCGAAAACCATGTCGTCGGCGTGATGGAATCGGCCATGCAATACGTGGGCAGCCAGTTCTACTACGGCACCGGCCACGACGCGAAGGGTTTCCCCGGACTCCTCGCCCAATACGCCGCCGATCCCGATCACACCGTGGACGCGGGCGGGGCGACCAACAAGACCTCGGTCTGGTTTCTCAAGCTCGGCCCCGAGTGCCTGGAGTTCCTTTTCGGCAACGGTCGGACCATCGGGCTCAACGACACGTGGGATCTCGAAACCGTGTATGACGACGACGGCAATCCCTACAAGGCCTACACCAACTGGATGTCTGGCCGGGTCGGTCTTCGTCTCGCCAACCGCAACTGCGCGGTGCGGATCAAGAACGTGGAGGAATCGGGCGAGAACAAGAAGACGCTCAACGACGGCCTCCTCTACGCCGCCTACGAGAAGTTCACCGAGTTCGGCATGGAGCCGACCCACATCTTCATGAACGGGCGCTCCCGCGAGCAGGTTCGCAGCGGACGCACCGCCACCAACCCGGCGGGCAATCCCGCTCCGCTCCCCACCGAATGGGAAGGCATCCCCATCATTCGCTCGGCCTCCATCGTGAACAGCGAGGCCTGATCCCTTCCAAACTCGAACCCCGCCCATCATGCACTCTCTCAAAGACGCTGAACTGATCCGCACTATGGCGCTCCCGGCTGCCGGGGCGAGCGCCTCCACCGCCTCGATCGACCTCGCCGCAACCACGCAGGCCGAGAGCCACTTCGAGGTCGAGGTCTTGCTGCCCGAACTGGAGAACCTCGTCGAGGACAAGAAGGCCACCGTGACGCTGGAAGACTCGGCAGACGACGCCAGTTTTGCGGCGGTTGCCGGCCTCGCTCCGCTGGAAGTGATGGGTGGAGCCGGGGGCGGGGCGGACGCCGCTTCGATTCGGGTCCGGCTCCCGAGCGCCACGCGCCGCCATCTCCGGGCCACGGCGGACGTGGAAGCCGCCGGAGGCGACAACACCGCCGCCAGCGTCACCATGGCGCTCATCTTCTGAATTTCCCGGCACACGCAGTCAGCGGTTCTCGGGGTTAGGGTAAGCCCCGGT